TCGCCGGAGTGTTGACGCTGCCCGGGGTGGCCAGCTGGTTGGGCACCAGCGTGGTGCTGACCGCGGGCGTGTTGAGCGGGGCGACATACGTGCCGGCGGTGCCGGGAAACTCTTCGGCCTCGAACGTGAAGACGCCCTGATCGTCGCGGCTGATCGCGGTAACGCGCACGCGCAGGGTCTGGCCGGTGAAGTTGAGCGGGATCTGCAGCACGGTGCCTGGCAGGCACAGCATGAACGGCCAGCCGGTCTTGAACTGGTAGGTGTTGCGGATATAGGCCGCGCGCTTGCCCAGCAACTGGGCGACCACGGTGCCCACCGCCGGATCGCAGATTTCATCGGCCGAGACGCTGGTGTTGTCGCGCAGGCCATAAGTATCGATCAGATAGTCGTCGTACCATTGGATCGGGTTGTCGATGTAGCCCAGCGTGCGGTCGCAGATGTTCACGCTGGTGCGGTTGTAGCAGTCCGCCGGATCCTTGCGGTTGACCTTCACCGGCGGTTCGTTGGGCGCGGCGATCAGATCGCCCAGCGTCAGGGTATAGGCGACATCGTTGGCCGGGGTGAACGTGACACCGTTGCCGGTGATCGCGGCATCGGCCAGCGGCACGAATTCCAACTGCACGCCCGACCAGAAAATCCACGAATTGCTGATCTGCGCCCAGCGGGTCAGCGTGTCGGTCACTTTTTCCTGCGAAACCAGGTAGGGCGAGACGAAGATGCCCTGCGCGCGCTGGTAGGTGGCGAACTGGGTCATCGGGCCAAGATCGCCGCTGACCATGAACGCACCATATTGCACATTGGTCAGAAAATCGGTGATCACGTCGGACAGCAGCACATCGGTCGCGCTCGATTGCGCGTAACTGTTCGGGTTGATCCAGCCGGCCGAGGTGCCGGTGCGCGTGTAGCTGAAGCCCATCGCGCGGATGCATTCGAAGTTGTTGTCCGGGATCGTCGCCGATTCGCCCAGTTGCAGGTTGACCGCGCCGAGGTACGCGGTCTGGCTGTAGCCCTGTTGCAACGTGGAATAGTTGGTCGACCAGTAGGACCAGGCGGCCTGCCCCAGCGTTCCGCTGAAGAAGGTCATATTGAGGTAAGACAGCGTGGTCGTGGTGGTGGTGCTGCCGTTCGACCAGATGTTCTGGATCGAATCGATCGGCCCCTCGCACAGCCCCAGCAGGACATCGGCGGTGTAGGTGTATTGCTGCTGGCTCTTGCCGCCGCCACCTTTGCCGCCGCCCTTGCCGCTGACCGGGTGGCTTTGGAAATTGGCGAAGGCCATCGCATTGGTGGTAAGCCGCCGCGTGCCCCAGAAAATCGGCACCGGCAGGTTGAGCTGCGAGGTGCCGACATTGAGCCCGCTATAGTGGATCGGCGCGTTGGTCGGCGCGTTGCCGCTGCCCAGCAGGCCACCCATCAGCCCTGGCCCTTCGACGGCGCGCGCGCGCTCCACAGATCGAACCAGCGCACCGGGCGCGCGATCGCGGTGCCCATGACCTGCATCTGCGCCAGCGCGGGTTCATCCATGCGGGTGCGCTGCACCTGGCGATGGCCGAACCAGGCATGCACCACTTCGGCGCTGTTCACGATCACGCCGCCGTGGGCAAAGGTGCGCCCGAATTTCCACACCGCGACATCGCCGAAGCGGGGGGCAGCGACTTCGCGCGCACCCAGCCGATCGACCAGGAATTCGATGAAGCGTTCCTGATCCTGGTGTTCGTTCCAGTGCACCGGGTAGGGGCGCGGATCGAACGGGGCGACAAGGCCGCTGTCGACCGCGCAGCGGGTCAGCAGCATCGCGCAATCGACCGCGCCGCCGGGGCCCTTCACATCGGCATGGTTGACGAAAGGCGTGCCGATCCAGGTCAGCGCCTCGGCGACGAAGGCCATGCGCGCCTTTGCCTCGGCCACGGTGGCGAAGCTGTGCGGTTCAAGCTCGCGCCCGAGCGTCGCGTGGATGATCTTGCCGCGGCGGATCAGGTCCATGTCAGTACGCCGCGCCCGGGGGTGGGACATTGGTGAAACCGCGAAAATGCGCGGTGTTGCTGTAGGCGGTGCAGCTTTGCGCGCTGCCGGAATTCAGCGTCTTGTCACAGCCTTGGAACGCCGTGAACGTGTCGCCCACCGCAGGCAGTGTGGCCAGCGGATAGGCGAGCGTGAGGCCGCTGGCCGAGGCGCCGGCGATGCTGCGCCGGGATCCCGATGCGGCGCCCGAGGTGAACGTGATCGTGCCGTTCTGGTAGGCGGCGGCATTGCCCGGCGCGCTGGCCCAAGGGATGAAGGTGACCGTGGGCGAGGCGCCGACGGCGAAGCTGGAGGTGTAGGACGCGCGAGACAGGGTGCAGCCGGCATCGCAAAAGGCGTGATTGCAACTGGTGCGGTAGAGGTTGCGCGGCGCGTACTGATCGAGGTCGTTGACTTTGCCCTTCACCGCGATCGTGGCGGTCACGCCGTCGCAATCGATGCCGGCGATCTTGCCGGTGAAGAACGGCACGGTGCCGAGCGTGGCCGGATTGGCATCCGTGCCCATCGGGCACATTTGCGCGGCCAGCGTGGCGCCATCGAACAGTCCGGCGTGAATCTGCTGCTGCAGCGCGGCGCCGCCGCCGAACGCCGTGTTCAGCGACAGCACCTTGAGCGTCAGCGAGGGCACTTCCATGGTGTTGACCACATTCCACGACGGGCGGGCGAGCGGCCAGGGCGTGAACGTGGTGCCACCACTGGTGAGCGGCTGATCGAAATCGGTCCAGGTGTAAGTGGTGACGCCATCGATCAGCGTGATCGTGTAGAGGTGCGCCTCGTAGCGGATCGTGCGCGCGGCGAGCGCCGCGATCAGCGCGGCCGAGGCGGTGCGAAGAAAGGCGGTCATGGCTCAGGCGCCGGCCCGGCAACTGCGCAGCGCGACTTTGCCCACCGACCAGATGCGATCCATAAACCGCTCGAACGTCAGGCTGCTGTCGGCGAACTTGCAATAATAGCGATAGCTCATGTCCACCGCGATCTTGGCACCCGATGCCGGCGGCGTGGCGAAGGTGATCGTTTGCGCGCAAGGGTTGGCGGTGTTCAGCGTGTAGAGCGCCGGATTGACCGGGGTGGATGACCCGGCAAGGTAGACGTTGAACAGCGCGGTGGTATCGACCACGCCGACCGGCTCGGTCGCGGAAAAGCCGCCGCCGCCGAACGTGCGGACCAGCGTGAAGGTCGTGGTCGCGCCGTCGCCGGTGCCGATCGCCTGCTGAAAAACCTCCTTGTCGCTGGGGTTGCGATAGGCGAAGCGGCCAGCCGAGCCGCCGACCGACAGGAAGAATCCGAACAGGGTGCGGAATTCCAGCGCGCTGAGCGCATTGCCCCAGCCGACGCCGTCGCGCAGGAAATTGTAGGTCAGTTCGAAATCATGCAGCGGTATCTGCGCGATGGCGACGTCGATCTCGGCCAGGTTGGCCGCGATGGCGGTTTGCACCGGAAAGCGTGGCATCCATTTCTGCGTGATGGCGAGGCCGGGCAGCATCGACCGGCCGGGATAGATCGGCAGCGTCATGGTTCAGAATGCCCCGGCGCGGGCGGCATTGCGCACCATGCGCTTGAAGTCGCCAAAGTTGTTTTCCAGCGCGGCGATGACATCGGGCGCGGCCCCGCCGTGGATCGTCGGGCTGAAATGGATATGCGTGTCGCCGCCGGCGCCCTGGCCAGCGCCGCGCGCGGTCAGCTCCATCAGCTTGGCGTTGTCCGCCGCCGGCACGATACGCTCCCCGGCGTGAACCTGAGCGATCATGTCGCTGGGCAGCATGTTGGTGCCCTTGTCGAAACTGGCGGCCACGGCAAAGCCCTGCGCGGCGGCCGACATCGCCGCGCCAAAGGCGGGCGCGCCCAAATCGATCGGGAACGGCGCGGCGGCCATCGAGGCCACGCCCGCGGCGCCGGCAACGCCCACATAGCTTTGCGCGATCGCGCGGTTCGACGCGAGCGAAGTGGCGAGGTTGATCGAATTGGCGGTGGCCTGCGCGCTGGTCTGGGTGGCCAGTTGCGCCTTTTGCGCGGCGGACATCAGCACATGGCTGACGATCCAGTGCGACACCATCCTGGCGATCTGGGATTCGAACTCGTGAACGACGCTGCCGTAGATCGAGATGCCGAACTGGCGCCAAGTCTGCTGACCGCTGATCATCTTGTCAAAGCCGCTGATCGTGGCGTTGACTGTGCCGCTGATATAGCCCTGGAACGCGTTGCGCTGCGCCTCGATGTCGGCGATCGCCTGCTGGCGCTGCTGCGCCTCGAGCGTGCGCTTGGTGTCGGCATAGCGCTCGTCGGCGGCGGCCTTTTGATCCTGAAGCGTTTTGTAAGCCGCCAGCTCGGTCTGGTTGGCGGCTTTCGCTGCCGCCAGCGCCGCATCCAGTTTCTGCGAATCGTTCTGATAGAGCTTTTCGTTGTCGGCAATTTTCTGAGCGATCAGATCCTGATGGATCACCGCGATCTGGCGTTGCGCCGCGATCTCGCCGAACAGGCTGCCGCCGGCATTGCCCCGGGCGATCGCCTCGGCCGCCTTTGCATCATCCTCGCGCACTTTGGCCTGGGCATCGAGCCCGCGCTTCAGCAGGTCGCTGGAGGACTTGATCGACGTCTCGGTGTCGCGCAGGTCTTTTTCGTTGTGCTCGCGGGTGGCGCGCTCCATCTCTGCATAGGCGTTCTGGTATGCGCGGCTGATCTGGCCCTCGTGCGTGACGATGTAGACCAGACGGTTCTGCATGTCCTTTTGCTGGGCCGCCCAATTGTCGCGATCGGCGCTGATGCGCTCGCTGAACTGCGCCAACTGATCCTGATAGGCCTGCCGCGCCAAAGTGCGCTGCGCCTCGTAGATGCGCGACTGGACCTGCAGCCAATCCTTGCCGCCGGTCTCGACCAGCGCCAGCTTGCTTTGCCAGAATTTCAGCTCGTCGGCGGTCTGATCGCGAAAAAAGTCGTTGCTGGCGATTTCCTGCGCGCGCAGCTGCTCGGTCCACTGCTGCACGGTGTCATCGCGGCCAGCCGAGCTGCGGCCCTTGCGCTTGTCCTTGGCATTGGCGAGTTCGGCCTTTTCCTGCTCGGCCAGCGACTGCACCTGGTTCTGCAATTCGATGCCGGTCTTGCCTTCGGCGATCGCGCGCTGGCGCGCGGCGTCGATCAGGCCACCCGATCCCTCGTACTTCTTTTTGATCTGTTCGACCGGGTCGGCCATGCGTCGGCCAGCCTCGATCGAGAGGTTGGCCTGAGCCATGGTCAGGTTCTTTTGCGCCTGCGCCATGTCCTCTTGGGACTTCTTCGCGGCGTCGACCGATTTCTGTGCCTGTGATGCGTACATCGCCGCGACGATGCCGGCACTCGCGGCGCCGCCGGCGCCGAACGTCTGCGCCTGCGCGGATCGATATTCGGCCTGAGCGCGTTCGGCCAGCGCCTCGGTCACGCGGCGGATCGCGGCCTCGTGCTCGAGGTTGGCCTTGGCGGTTTCGTAAGACTTTTCGGCCTCGGACTTCAGGCCGTCGACATCACCCTCCAGCGCGGCCTTTTGGTCGTTGATCGCCTTGGTCACACCCTCGGCGGTGTGCTGGAACGCCTCTTGTGCCTTTTTCGTCAGTTCGGAGGCGCGTTCCTGTTCCTGAAGCTTTTCGACTTCCTGCGCCTGTTTGTCGAACAGCGTGTCGAAATAGCCCGACATCGCGACCACCGGGATCGCGAGCGCGGCAACCGCCACGCCGGCCGAGATGAACGCGGGCGACAGCAGGTTGAGCCGCCCGGCCAGGATGGTGGCGCTGCCGGCCATGCGGTTGAAATTGCCGTTGGCCAATTCGCGGCCCATCACCAGCAGCTCGCGCGTCACGCCGGCGCTGGCGTGGCCGACGCCGGTGACCGCCACGGCTGCGCCGCGCATTTCGGCGGCAGCGACCGCACCGCCCACCGCGAC